GTGATCCATTAGTTGTACTAAATACACTTGTAATAGCTGTACCTGATGGATTAGTTAAAGGATGTATATCGTAGTAAACTCCTCCAGAGTATACGTATAAAATTCTGTTGGTACCAATAGCTGCGTATTTAATACCTTCTTTATTAACCATATGATGCAATCCTCTTGCAGCACCAGTTAATTTTTTGTCTCCCAATTGAGCCCAGCCACCTATCTTTTCAGGTGTACCATATCTAAAACGAACGTTCTCACCCCCTGTCCACTGTGATTCAGCGCCGGTAGATGTAACTTGTTTATTGAATCCTGGTAGAAAGCCTAATTTTTGTAGCATATTATTCCTAGTTTAATCTGCCACTTTACTGCAATATTTATAAAAATCAACGCAATATTATAGAGGAGACAGTAGGTGGTATGTGGTAAAACTTACTGTCTCCACCATATTATACTACCTTCTAAACCAATTTGGTAATCCTAAATGTGGGCGTTTGTCAAACATATTATTTTTTGAATTTAGAGTTTTTTGGTTATTATAATGCAAAAAAACTTGTACACATTCATTTCCTTTAAATTTTTCTCTCCAATGTTCTAGTTCACAACCACTGTAGACTAACATATCTCCTGGTTTTAAATCTACTTTAATTCCTTTTGCTTTGCTAGAAGAAGTAATTCCTTTTTTACCGCCTTTACTTTCACATATACCAACATTTTCGTTTGGACTTAAATATATAGGCCAAGGATGGCCACCAAGATTTATAGTAGTTGATACTTCACAACTAAATCTATCTTTATGTCTTGTTAAAACATCTCCTTTTTTATAAATTCTACCATATGAATAAGCTGGATATAATTTTAATTCTGTTATTTTTTCCATTTGTGGAAGACATTTAAGCATTAAAGTTTCCATAGCCACGTTAGCATATTGAGCATATGTTCCTGGAATTTGATCATCTGGTTCTTCGTAGTATCCAAGTATTTGTTCAAAAGGTGAAAAGTATTTGAATTGTTTACACGTGTCGTATACTTGTTTTTGCATACAAAAATAGTTGGCAATAAAACTAGCTAAATCTTTTGATATTATTTTACGAACAATTGTATATTTATTTTTTTTAAACTTCATAATTTATATTTAAAGTTAATCTCAAAGAATTATCAGTGCAAGAAGAACTTTTGTGAAAATCTTCTCCATCAAATATTACACATTTGTTTTTTTCTGGCATAATTTTTTTATTTAATTTTTTAAATATTAAAGGTCCATTATTATTATTTATAAAATACAAAGCTGTTTTATGTGGATAGTCATAATCAACATGATAAATATGTTCTACATTTTTTTCAGTTCTAGTATATAAATTTAACTTAGCTCTTATTAAATTTTTAATTTTTAATTTTTTAAAAAATTCAAACATTATTACGTTATATAAATTACTCATTATTTTTTTATTACCAAATAACATATGTGTAAAATAACAATAGCCACTGGTGTCACCTTCAGAAATTTCTTTTTGAACATACCAAGGAAAATCATCATTAGTAATATAATTTTCAAAATCTGTGTAATATTTTTTAGATAAAAAATTTTTTTTTATTTTAAGCATCTTTAGCCATTTCTTTTGGAATCGCTTGTATATTCCAATGTATAAATCTAAAAGGTTCAAGCCCAAAGTCTACAGAAAATTCATGTTCTAAGTATCCAGGAAATATAAGTAACATTCCTGGCTCTGGTTTAAAGTGAACTAATTCTGTTCCATGAACTATTTCATTAGAGGATTTAGTTTTTAATTTTGTAGCACGTGCTCCTGTTCTTGGTTCATGAAATATTGGAATAGATGTTTTATTACTACACTTTAAAAAATAAAAACCTGATACATGTTGATTCCAATGTATGTGTGCTGAATGATGACCACCCCCTTTTTTAGCAAATTCTTGTACCCACATCTCACTAAAAATAGTTGTGTATTGTTCCATATCAAAACCTTGCCAATCTAAAAATTCCCAAGATTTTTGACCAATATAATTTCTAAAATCTAAAAAATTATTATCCATTGTTAGTGGTGTTGAATGATAAGATCTTCCAAAATCTCCAAGATTTTTTATGTGTCTCTTAGCTTCTGGAAAATTTTTAGCAGCTTTAATGTATTTATTAGAAGCTTTATTTAATGACGTTACAAACTCAGGTTTTTTTTCAACCCATATTGGTGTTTTAAAATATTCGTTTATTTCCATATTATTTAAATGGATATCCAATGTTCCACATTACCAATGAATATCTTGTTCCTTTTGTTACGGGTTTAACTCTATGCCATACAAATGATGGAAATACAATAATAGACCCTTTAGGCAATATCTCTTTTGCTTGTTTTAAATGTTGGCTTTCTTCTCTCATATGTGGATCATAGTTTCTAAAATCAAATTCTAATTCTCCACCTTCATATTCTGAACCATCTGTTAATTGACAAGTCATAGATAGTTTTCGAATTTTACCATTGTCGGGTCCTTTTTTTTCATAAGGTTTATCCCAACTATCACAGTGCCAATCATAATATTGGTTGTGTTTATATTTTGTAAACTGACAAGACTCACTTCTACTCCATTCAAAATTCCAACCAGCCTCTTTATTAGCTATATGAACATATGGGTGTAATTCTCTATATATCCAAGAATCATTTAACCAAACTAAATCAGAATTTCTTTTACGTTTCATATCTTTTATTTCTTGCTTGGATAATTTTTTGTCTCCATAATCTCCTGTTTTTGCCATAGATTCAGATTTTGATAATCCATATTTAATTATATCATCACAAATTCTTGGGGGTATTGCAGATGTAAAACACCAATAATAATTAGATATGTTCATAAGTTATAGTTTGAATAAAGTTTAAATTTTCTTTCTGATTATTAAAAATAACATACATATTAATTGATGGAAACATAATAAATTTATTATCAGTAAGTTCTATGTCCCAACTGTTTCCTTTATGTCTATTATTTTCATAATATATTCTTACAAAACAATCTTTAACTTTAACACCATAAAGCATTGTAAAGTCCGGGGAGTTTTTTAAATCTATTGGATCTATATTTAATAATGGTGAAGAAATTTCATTAGGATTATAGATGTTACCAAACGCGTTTTTATTAACTAAAGCTATTTTATTTTCAAGGTTATTAAAATCTATTAAATAAGTATTTAATTTACTTAAAGTTTTTGAAAATTGTAATTTTTTATTAGTTAAATTAGAATGTAAAATATGATGAGCTAAATCATTTCGATCTATTTCCCAATGTTCAGGCATTTTTACATTACCATAATATAATGCTTGTTCGCTTAATACTTTCTTTTGCATACCAATTTCTTTTATAAAAGAAAGTTATTATAATGTCAATATTAATTATGCTTTAGCGTCTGTTAAGTCCCAAGACTGACCTGATTCATTCCAACCATAACCCCATTGATGAGTATCTGCCTCATTTTGAGATTGTTGTTCAGCCGTAAATGCTGGAGGATCGCCAATTGGAGATTGCCATCTTACATCTGTCATATTTTTTACCCAAGATGCATAAGGTTTTTCTGACCAAAAAAGTTCATTTTCTGAATCCCAAGTAAATCCTATTCCTGCATAATTTCCTCTAAAAGGAGTGCCTTCACCTGAATGTTGATTATTTAATGTATTAACAGAAGTTTGAATCCATAAATGTCTAGGCCAATCGTTATTAGTTTCTAAAAATTGTTGACCTACTGATTCATCTTCAATACCATCAGAGTTTACTGTATTTGAATTATCTATTTTTAAAATTGATAAAACTTTATTTTCTTCAGAAATTTTTGCAAAATGTGCCATAATTATTTAAATTTATACCTTATTATTATTATACCAGTTTTACCGACTCCACCACATGGTCCTCCGCCAGCTCCTGAATTACAACCTGCACTACTATTACCGGGAACAGTTCCTCCACCAGAACCTCCTCCTGCAAAATATCTTAATGATCCACATGGTCCAGGTCCTCCAAAACTAGGAGATGGATTAATTCCTGATCCTGCGCCATGACCACCAGATCCAAAACCATAAGGTGGTCCACTATTCGCACATGGTCCTCCTGTAGTTGCTCCGCCACCGCCAGCACCATATTGTGCAGCTATTCTAGCTCCACCAGGTTGTCCTTGAGGTGGACTTACTGAAGGAGAGTTACCGGTACCTCCGGTACCACATCCTGAAGTTCCTCCGCCTCCACCACCAGATCCACCCGGTCCTCCAGGTGCTGCTCCTCCTTGAGTGCCTCCACCTAAACCTCCGCCTGTTGATGTAATACTTGAAAAAACTGAATTTGCACCTTTACTTCCAGGTCCTCCTCCTGATGGATTAGGATTAGGACTAGTTGCTCCACCTCCTCCAACAGTAACTGTATAAGATCCTGGGCTACAACTAACAGTTATACCTGTTGTAACTAAAGGACTTGCTGTGTAAGGAGTAATAGGATTATTTCTTCCTTCTCTAAATCCTCCAGCACCTCCTCCGCCACCGTGATATCTACCTCCACCACCACCACCTGCAACAACCATATAGCCAATTGCATTATTATCAGAACAACAAGATAACGAACAAACTGTAAAAGTTCCTGAACTTGTAAATGTATGAATCTTACAACTTCCACATTCAGTTATTGTACCTCCTGATGCTATTATAAATTCTCCAGAAGCACCTCCAGCACCAAATCCTAAAACTTGATAACCAAAAGATTTACCTTTACTAGGTTGTTTATTTTTTTGTCCTTTACCTTCGACAGTTAAAGGTGTGTCTATTTTTCTCATACCTAAATTCCTTATGCGTCGTTAGCTGCGTCAGTAGTATAAAATAATTTAATACCTAGAACTCTACATTCACCAGTAAAAGTATCACTACCATCTGCTGCGTCTCTGTATAATTGAAAATAAGTTTGTTCGCCCGCTGCAGGTGAACCCGCAACTGTCATTGCACTACTTTCAGATGTAATTTGTTGATCTTCAACTGTTCCAATACCAGCGTCTGTAACTTCTATTGCTGTTCCGTATGCAACATCGATAGTATCGCCATCAGCACAAGCCACGGCTTGTAAACCAAAAATAGCATTTCCTGTGTTTGTAGTAGAAGGTGACCAATAAACTTGATAAGTTAATGTTCCTTCATTCCATGATTTTGGCATCCCTATTGTAAATTGAGTATATTGTTTTGTACTAGCATCAAAGTCAAATACATTTAAATCTGGTCTTATAGCTGTTGTTTCTACTAAAGCTGCGTCTGCAGGATTTGTTGTTGGTCCATACATAGCAGGTGCTGGTATCCATATAGTTTCTTTACCAGCAATTTTTAAAGCCGAACCGCCACCCTGTAAAGTACCTGTTCCTTTTGGAACAAGGTTAAGACTTACGTTAGTTTCACCAGAAGCAGTGATAGTAGGTGCATTGCCTGAAGCAGCGTTAGCTAATGTAATTTCATTAACAGCTGATCCTGTTGCAGTAAGATTAATTAATTCATTTCCACTTGTATCTAAAATTGCAGTTCCAATTTTAGGAGAAG